GTGGCACCCCACAAGCCTGTGACCAGAAATGGTCTAATCCAGAGTTATTCAGGACTAGATTATAGTTCTGATCTGGCAGGCGGGTTATGCCACCCACGCAGTGCAACTATACTCCACCATCTAATGAAAATTAGATAGTAGACAAGAAGGAGCTCATTCTATGTCCCTAGAACACACTAAGCAGCGGGACATCCCTCACTCTATCCATCATCCCGACGTGGAACGTTTCCGCGAAGGTCAATGGAAAAAGGAAGGTGTCGGTGCTGCTTCTGATAGTGTTTTCTTGGGGAAACAGATTACTGTTTCATCAGGGCATCGTAAGGGCCATGATGGCCGTTACCATGAGGGCGGGCCGTTTTTCACGTCCCGCATTGCTTATGATATTCCTACCATAAGCATTCGTGCTGAAGGTGGAACGAACCCCAAAACCCGATATTTCGGGCCGGTGTTTACTCCCCTCCAGAGCCTATCGAATTTTATCGGAAGCAGCGTTGCTACTCAGAACCAGGATAGTTCTTACCTGGATCCGGTTGGCGCAACTGCTATCCATATAATCGATCCCACGAACCCCAACGCTCAGTTTGGCGTTGCAATAGGAGAGATATTGAAGGATAGGTATATTCCTATCCCAGCAATTCAATCCTGGCGTCGACGTACCGAAGTCGCCAAGGCGGCAGGTTCAGAGTATCTGAACGCCGTCTTTGGATGGCTTCCTCTGGTCCGTGATATGAAAAACACGGCCCAAAGTGTGAAGGATGGTAACAAGATAATGGAAAATTATCAAGCTGCCTCCGGAACACTTGTACATCGAGAGTTCTCTTTTGATGACATAGTATCGGAGAGTACTAGCATCGTGTCTACGACGGCGAGAGCAACTTACTCGGCGTCTTCAACCGTTGCAGCACTCAATGCAGGTGGTCAACCGCTCATACGTACGGTCAGGAGTACCACTAAAAGGTGGTTCTCCGGATCCTTCACCTATCACTCCGGGTCCGGTACGGACATCGGTAAGTGTTTGGGTGTTGGATCTGAGGCTGATAAGTTGTTCGGCCTCACCCTTACGCCAGACGTTGTCTGGGAGCTGACCCCCTGGAGCTGGGCCCTCGACTGGTTTTCGAATACCGGTGATGTTATTTCTAACGCCACTAGTTTCGGACTAGCAGGCCTGGTTATGAAGTATGGATATATCATGGAGGAAACCTCCTCTGAGATTACCTACTCCATGCCATCCTCCGGTGTTAACGGAGTAACGGCAGCCCCTCCTCCCTCTAAGGTAGTTATTACTACTAAGAGAAGGAGACCGGCTAACCCCTTCGGGTTTGGCATCGGTTGGGAGGACCTTAGTCCTACTCAACTCGCCATAACTGCTGCACTCGGAATCACTCGATTGTAGCTACAGTTCACTGTAACCATCAAATGACCACAAGTTGGTCAGTTAGGAGCATGCCAAATGGCATTCGCAGATCCACAGAAAATCAAAGTTCGGGCATCGGAAGATACTCTTCCTCGTGTAGACACGGGGGATTTCTCTTCCGAGTACCTGAGCTCAGATAATCTCGTGGCGCTAAAGCTCGCAACGTCCAATGGACGTCGCAAGCGTCACGTCGCAAGAGTGGACCTGAGCAAGATTATTGCTTCGGTCCTTAATCCCGCCCAGAACGAAGAAGCTTCCGCTTCCGCGTATCTGGTCATTGATAGACCCATTTCTGGGTTCACCAATGAAGAATGCAAGAAACTGGTTGAAGGCCTTGTGACCTTCCTCTCAGCTTCAACGTATTCTGCAACCGAAAAGCTGCTCGGCAGTGAGTCCTAATCGGCTCACCTAGCAACATATTGTTGCTAGTGCTTTGCAACTTTTTGGTGTGGGGTGAGGTAATTTTCTACCTCATCTCACGGAATTAGGAAAGGAGCAGTTACTGGAATTATGTCAAAGCATGACTATAATTTCCAGCTCCTCCTCGCCATCGCTGTCGCAGGATGTATTATCCTCGGCATAGGTGCGATAGGAGCCTTGCTGATGTTCTTGACTGCGTTTATGTAAAAACGCCGAATGGAATGTCTCGAGCGTTATTTGGCTTAGGAAAAGACACCTCTATTTAAGGAGGGCTTTTGAAAAGCCTAATTGTGCTCTGGAGTAAATTGGCGGAAGAATTCGCCAATCGATGTTGCACTAGCGCTACCATGGACATTAAAACTGTCCAGGATCGATCAAAACACGAGGGGATCTCGTTTCTTACGATTTCCCTACCACAATTTGGAAAGGACTTCCAAAAAAGTCTAGACCAAGGCGTGGTTGATCGCAACCTGTACCAGGGTTTTTCCTGGCAGGCAGGGCTCCCCCGATTTCTCGGAGGTTGCCTCGATCGTGGGTTTGGTCGCGGTCGTGGGGGGTTGGTTCAGA